TGTTCCGTCTAATTCTCCCAGCTCCCCTATCCAGCATTGTGAAGCCGTAATAACACTGTCTTTATTGTTTGGGTCTAAGATAAGGCCTTCTTTGACTGCCTCAGAACCAACGGGTGATAGTAATTTAACCCATTTTGTCTTGCCTATGTATTGGTCTCCCTGTAAAACCAGGACACCTTGACAAGCAAATCCTTTCTCGCTGAATGCTGCTGCAATCGCTGCAAACATCCATCTTCTAATAATCGTATATGAGAATTCCTCATTTTTAGTTTTAATAGCCGCAATAAACTTATCAAGACGAGATTTTTTGTCCCATGGGTTGTTTAAAATGCATTCCCGCACTGGATGATAAGAATTCATCCAGCCCAAGGAATCAAGATGTTTATCAAGTCTGCTATTAGGCATATTGTTAATAGTGGCCAAATGATAAACATGAGCTAAATCTGCGTTTTCTTTTTCATCAACAAAATGGGAAACATTTGGAATTGAAATTTCCCTTCTTCTTAACATGATATTCCATCGAACGGTTATATTATGTAAATCTAATAAAAATTTGAGATTATTTCTCGTATCGAGAGGAGTTTTCCCACTTATATCAGGATAGTTAAGCGGAGCATTCAAATCAGAAATTTTTGGATAAGTAGCTTTTAAGTTTTTCACCATAAATAATTCCTTTTATTTATCAAATTTGATTAATTCGTATTGTGAAGTAACGCACCTAACAATATTTGCGCTATGTTCAAATAACGCGCCTGCTAAATCCGTAATATAGCTTTCATCAGCATAACCACTCTCAAAAATCAAAACATCACAATTTTTGACTGGCCAAAAATAATGACACGGATGATCCCAGGGGGGCAAAGTTAGAGTTCGACAAGGATACATTTGAGAAAAACTTTTACCTTTTTCCCAAGCTTTATGACCAAAGAATAAATTAATATCGTTTTCTAGGCGGCCACCAGTGTCCAAAAATAAAGCCAAAGGTTTTCCAAACGGGGGTAACTTTCTCATCTTATTTCCTTAAAGAGCTTAAAGTGGTTGCATTCTTAGGCAAACCCTTTAAAATTGCTCTTGCATAGTAAGTAATTCCTTTGGGTAGATAGCCTATATCTACCCAACTCTCTTTTAAACATTTAATAGTCTCGCTAAATCCCTGATAAAATTCTCATATTCTTTTTCGTTCTGAAAGACCACATTATACTTTAAAAGTAACCTTTTTATCGCTGAATAAATGACAAGTCCATTGTCCATATTATTAATCCTTTTGTATAAATAACCTTGTTCTCCGTTATCATAATTGATACTATTACACTAAATCAACTAATAAGCTATCAAAGGAGTAGAAATGCAGGATAAAAAAATATTCAATGTTAGGCTGGATAAAGATTTATGGACATTCATAAAGAAAAAAGGAGTAGACAGAGAATTATCTTTAAATGAGATGATTATTGACCTGATAAGAAAGTATAAAAAAAAGTGTGAAAATAAGTTGACTTCACATAATACCATGGTATGATTAATATATTGAAGATAACTACCGAGGAAAAGAAAATGACAACCCTAAGATTTAATGCAATTACCTATGCCAATAAATTAAAAAATGCCGGTCTTTCTTCTAGTATCGCGGATGTTGAAGCGGAAGAAATTTCCAATCTTATTAATAATGATTTATCGACAAAGCAAGATGTTAAAGACTTAGAGATTCGCATTGTAGGGGAGATTAAAAACCTAAAAAATGAAATGACTATAAAATTAGGATCGATGATGGTGATTGGAATGGCTGTCTTAGGATTTATTTTAAAGCATTAAATAGGATAAAGAGAGGACGGCAATCCTCTCTTTAAACTTCGACTTAACATAAATATTGGAGATATATATGTACTTTTTGAGTATAGAGCAGAGTTACGTTAAAAAGCAACAACCCGAATCAAGGAACGATGCGGTGTACCCACAATTGAAGATAGTATTTTGTCCAATGTGTGATGAATATCACGTCAACAATACTTTTTGTCAAATGTCATGGAGCGACTAATCATGAATAAATCAATCAATAGATTCGCCTATTCTCTTGTCTCAATCTATTCCAAAGACGGCGAGCTAGATCTAAATGATATTTCTGAATTTGATCTAAACGAATTTGCGTCTCTTATAATTCGGGATGATCCATCTTTAGGGGCTGAAGCATCAGGGCCGGATAACATATATTGGGAAGAGCACATGTTGCCAGCACTAACAACATATCTTTTTAACTCGCACGATGCTGAAGAAGAAAAAAATTATCTAAGAGTTTGGTCAAAATGTATTACTTCTTATTTTATTCCCATGATGCAAGAAATATTAGACAACCAATTAGTCGAATATAACTTTGAACAAAAGACATCTAATAAATTTTTTCAAAACGAGGCGAGACCATGAGAGGCAGTGATATGAAATGCATTACATGCGGAAGATTCATTAGCGATAAATCATTTGAAGATAAAAAAGTAATTCATGGGAGGGATCAAGCCTGGGATGGTGAGCCAATCCGTGAGTGGTACGCCCATAAAGAGTGTGGACAAAAACCTACTGAACATTATCAAATCGAGAAGAGAATTTGATAAATCCCCCAGAGGCATTTCAAAAAGCGCCTCTCATGGATTTATCAATCAGACCGAAAAGGTCTTAATTAAACTAAGAGGTGTAAAGTGCTAAAGTTCAGAAAACCAGAGGTAAAACAGCAACGTTTGAAAGCAATGTTCTATGGAGAAATGGGAACAGGAAAATCTTATGCAGCATGTCACTTTCCAAAGACTGCATATATCGATACGGAAGATACTACGTCCAAAGAAAAATACGCCAATGCTATTATCAAGAACGGGGGTTCTGTTTTAGCCACTGGCGATTTCGACGAAATTCTTTCACAAGTAAAAGAATTGATGACTACTAAACATGATTTCAAGACATTAGTTATTGACTCTTTAACCATCCCTTATGAAAATTTACAAGCTGATTGTGAACGAGTCACTGGTAGCGACTTTGGTCGACACGTCACGGCTGCTAACAAAAAGATGAAACTGCTTATTAATTTATTACTCAAAAGTGATATGAATATCATTATTTGTTGTCAGGCTAAAAAAGAATATGGCTCAAATATGTCTGTAATAGGTCAGACTTATAATTGTTATAATCGATTAGGTTATATGTTCGACCTTGTATTTGAAACCCAATGCCGAGGCGAGAAGTATGTTGCGATAACAAAGAAATCTCGTCTTGATGAATTTCCAATGAATGAAGCATTCGAGTTTTCCTATGGTGAAGTTATAAAAAGATACGGCGCGGATTGTATAGATAAAGATGCTATACCACAAGAACTAGCAGATCCTAAACAGATTGAAGAAGTGCAAAGATTAATCGATCTATTCAAGATACCGGAAGAAACATGGATGAAATGGGTTGAAAAACATAATGCTGAAAGCTTTGATGAGCTATCCAAAGAAGTGATTCAGAAAATTATCGATCATTTGAAATCTAAAATTACACAGGGAGAAAAATAACAATGTACGATTATGATGTTTTGAGCGAAGAAGAAGCAATTCAAGAACGATATCAACTATTACCAGATGGGGATTATCCTGGTGTTATTGAAAGTGCGGTAGACAAAATATCAGAAAGCAGTGGAAACCCCATGATGGATATGATCCTATCTATTTTTGATAAAAATGGAAAATCATATTCTGTTAGGGATTTCTTACCATATACCAGAAATATGGCATGGAAAATGATTCATTGTGCAGAGTCTTCGGGGCTATTAAAAGAATATCAAGATAAAAAGTTTTGCTCATCGTTGGTGGTTGGAAAAAATGTTTTGGTTAGAGTTTCTCTTGAAAAAGGTGGAGAAATACCAGAACATAAGCTAAAAGGAAAAGCACCTGGTGCAAAGTATCCTGATAAAAATAAAGTTGAAGATTATATAGTTAATAAATTTGCAGATAAACCTATATTAAAAGATGATAAAGAAAATGACTTTGATGATGATTCAATACCGTTTTGAATGGTTTATGGCCAACTCTATTTGTGTAACGTGAAGCTTAAAACGCAACACGATAAGCGGCACAGGTAGAGAAGGCCACCTTTGTTAAGGACAACAATGAAAAAAGAAAGAATAGAAATCAATATTGTTAAGCATGTTCCAACGGGCGCTGAGATACCGATAATAATAACTAAGATGGGTGCTAATAATGTGATTGAAGAATATCGAGAATGGACTGAAAAAAGGAAAGGTTTCAAATTAAAAATGCTTCAAAACCGTTGGGACAAATGCCGAGAAGATGTGATAGACCTATTACAAAAATACCAAGTCCCTGGACACCTTAATCATAGAGAGATGGATCCGACAAAATTACCTGTAGATGTTGCAATTTTTTTTGAAGAGTATATATATGCTTTGGAGAAAAAAGAAAAGCTAGCCCATAACAAATTAAAGGCTAGATATTTTGTAACAGGTTCTATGGATAATTAAATGGAGTAAAAATGAAAAAAGCTATATTAGCAACAATGTTATTAATCCCCGCAATTTCTTACGCTGCACCGTACGCACAAGCAACCGCGCACATTGACATGAATCCTGGGACGATTGCGTATGTTGGAGTAACAAAAGATATTCCCGTTTATGCAAAAATATTTATAGCGAATGATTCGTCTATTACACAAATTTTTAACTGGATAATTTTAGTTTGTCCTAGACCAAATCCTGATAGCTGTCATTCAACAAAGGGTCAAATGCCGCTAGCGCCAGGGCAAAGTTATGGTCGCGAATATCCGATGACAATAAAAGCTGTCTATCAAAATGCTGGGAAATTTGTTACTAAAATGTCGGTTGATATTTCAGGTGGCGCGATAGCGCAAGCTTTAGATACAAAAACAGTCACAGTTAAAAATTAAGTTTATGGCCGACGATACTATTGCTCGTCCCGGAT